CGAAACGGAATGACGAAAGGGCAAAGCGAGAAAAAGAAAGGAAGAATCGTCAAAGCAACTTCTTAAATTTGAAAACAATAGTGAGATCCCTGCACTAAACAACAACAACATATAAAATGAACACGATTGATATATATCGCGAGTTTCACTCTGACAAAAACAAAGAAACCCTTGAAGTTATCCGCAAATGGGAACAGGAAGAATCAGATACAATGTTACTTGAGAACAAACCAATTCACGGAGTTGTCCCCAATGGGAAACCCGTATTTCAATTTCTAGATGTATCAAAGAGATTCCATGAAGGTGGAACAATGGTTGCGCATAGCAGAAACTGTATTGCATTTATCCCCGCAGGATTTCGTAAAGCCCCCACATATAATTCCATGAACCCAGTAAAATATTCACTGGGTGGATTATCTGCTCTCATGTCCCTGGCTCATATACTTGTGATACCAAAGAATCGTCGCATCTACAATGCACTGACTCTGAAAAGAACAGATCTTAGATTAGTATCTGAAATGGAAGAACTGGGTTCAATTGCTCTACTTCAATTAATCCGGGGACCCGCGAGTATGCCCGGCTCAATACGATGGCAACTCTCTCAAACAGGGACAATCGAAGACACAGAAGGTAATGCGCATTCTCTTAAAATTGATACGGAAGATATCAGCGAATCTTGTCAGGAAAACTTTCAATTGTTTATACAAGGTAGACTTCAAGAACTACTTGATCAATCCGAAGCATCTATGAAATTCTCATTCCATGTAGGAAATCAAGCAAGTATCGGATACCTACATCTCCACGCATATCTTGGAAACCTCTTGACAATAGCTCATGATAAGATGGAATGCAAAGCAAGCGAACAAGGTGTTCGCAAAAATACACCTCTTGATGATGTCATATATATGATGGATACCCATGGACAATAAATGAACCACGCGTTATTCCCTATATTTTTTATGTTGGTTAACAATATAAGATATGCAATTCATGGGATATGGAGCAACAGTTGAAGGGTATCCTCCGGGGTTTGAAAGGGAATTAGCAGAAGGCGCTGCAGCACGCGGTGCGGGACAGACAGGAGAAGAGATATCAGAACGAGAAAGTCAAAACGCAGGTAGAGCTGCAGCAGAAAGAGAAAGTGAAGCCGCAATAGAACGAGAAACTGAAAACGCAGGACAAGGACAAGGAGGAGAGGGTAGTGGTGGTGACACAGGTGGTGAAACAGGTGAGAACACAGATGAAAACCCAGGTGATGACGCAGGTGGTGGAGAGGATAAGCCAAAAGAACCGGGAGATCCGAACGCGGGACCGAGTGATCCAACTCAGGCAGACCCAAATAATCCTAAAAAATCTGAGGGGAATGCATCCGAAAATGACATTGATGCAAAAAAAGAAAAGCTCGAAAAGGAGAGAGAAACTGCAACGCCGGAAAGGCAAGAAGAGATAGATATACTTTTGGAAAAACTAGAAGAAATTAGAAAAGGAAGACTCAGAATATTGGCTGAAAACATGCTATCTGGGGGATTTTCAGCTGGTAGTTTTTTTTTAGACATGATTAAAAAATTGTTTACAAAAGATGGTTTGAAAGTTCTACTTGCACTTTTCATTGGTATGGAAGTTATGATAAGAAGCCAGATGCAAACAGATGGAGAATGCAAAAGACTGTGTGAATCAAGAAACAATCCCAAAGGCACATGTAGTGATCCTAATATACCAGACGCGGTATGCCCAACAACGACTGAAGATTGCGGGAAATATTGTGACACAGCATGTTCTACTGAAAATAGGTTGGCTCGCGCAGAACAAAGGGCATTAGATAATCCCATGGGAACTGCTCTAGATTCAATAGGTAGCGCGATTGATAATGCGGTAAATGCCCCACTTCAACTATGGGATACATTCAAATATATTTTTATAGGAATCGGTGTAATTCTACTTCTGGCAATTGTGTATAAATTCTCAACTGCCTGGGTGAGTGGAAAAGCGGCAAGCATGACAATTATGGGTGCGACTCGCGGTTCATCCGGAATAACAGATGCAGATGTTCAAAACTACAAAAAAATGCAAGACAATATAAAAGCAGTCAACTCATCTTAAATATATCTTATAATAAATGGTATATGTAGTGTATCTTTTGAAAAACAAAAACAAAAGTTACATTGGTATGACAAATGATTTCTGGAGACGATGGAGACAACATAATGGATGGATACGAGGTGGTGCAAAATACACAACTCGCAATACTTCAGATGAATTATGGATGCCCTTATTGATAATAGACAATTTCAAAACAAAAAAAGAAGCCATGCAATGTGAGTGGAAACTCAAGCGTAAAAAAGGATACATGAAACGTGTCGAATGGGCCTATACGCTTCTAACAAGTCATGATAGATGGACTCAAAAATCACCAATCATAAAATCGCAAAAACTACAAGTATATGTCACCGATGATTACAAACATATATTTCAAAATATAGATACAAGAGAGTTATATTATTAAAAAATACTTGTAAATGATTTCCATGCATGTGAAAATGCATCGCCAACATCCTCAACTACATCTTCCACGTCATGCACTAGATCATCACCCACCTGTTTTATGTTATCCCAATCATTTTCAAAGAAATTGCCTAAGGTGTCTCCAATATTTTCGATGTCTCCCTTACAACCATTGTCAGGTTCCCAGAATTTTATTAAACAATCTCCGACTGTGTCTCCGGAAAGACGAAATATTCTCACTACATTTTTTCCAAGTATCATTTCTAAATCTTCTTGTAAATCACTTTCTGTGCAATTTGTAAACATTTGTTCAGGATGCACTAATCCATCGTGGCCCTTTTTTTCAAAATAATCAAGTTCCATTCGCTTGCACCATTTTTTTGTAATATTACATACCCCTGTATCTTCATTATACGTGACACCGAAAGAATCAGGCCGAACATCTGTGTCACCTAGAATCTTGGCTGCCTCAAACTCTACGAATAGTTTGGGTGCGGCTTTCGCAGCGACACCCGTGGCAAGAGAAGTTGTTGTAAACTCTTTGCAATTGGGATCATCGAGTCCATCTGAACAAGTTGTTTTTTGAAGTATCGCCTGAGAATAGTTAGATGCATGAGAATCTATAAACGATGATTTCCGCGTTCCACACTGAGATGCATAATACGTTCCATTGTTCATTTGACATTCTAATTTGTTCATCGCATATTCTTCTGAAGGATATCCGTCTATGATACATTGGCTCGGGATCCATCCTGAAAAGACACAATCACCGGTTGGAGAACCATCTTCATTAGTGGATGCACAATTGGATTCACTTTTGTTTAAAGCACACTTTCTCCCATCTTTGTCGAGGTTGCCCTCACATTTAGGTTTTTGAGTCCATTTACATATTTTTTCATCGGCCATATTTGACAGAAGATAAGCCAAAGAAGGCAAATGCATACCTTTTTCACATTTCGTTTTAATTATATTGGCAGATGCAGATACTTGTGTCCATTTCTTTTCGACGCCCTTTTTGTCTTTTATTTTCATAGTGACTAAATTATACACCTTAGAACCACGGAAATCACTTTCACCCTTATGAGATGAGGGATCATTTTCTTGACCATCACGAACATATTTTGGATCCGTTATATCAGGTATATCTCGGTAATACTTGGAATAAATAACTCGTCCCATAACAGATGCATGATGAGTATCAATTACAAATTGATTCCATAATGCAATGCCTTCTTCAGAAAGAGTGATGCCATACACATCGGAATCTGACATATCATAATCAACCATAACGTATTTCTTGTATTCAGGATAACGATAAAACAAATGAGTTTGCATATACTGATACAAAAACTTGTCTCTATCTACAGCGTTTTCATGAAACAATTCTTTGAATTTATTCTTGATAGTATCGGTAATATCTACTTTCCCTTGATTTGCATCAAATATTTTCTCAAACATGACATCTAATACTTTATCGTCAGAATGCAGTTTTTCTAATGATTTTTGCATGATTTGTGTATGATGTATCTGTGTGGCTTCATAATAACATGTATATATGCGATTGAAGATAAGACCCACTCCATCTTCATAATTTTGAATACCCATAACTTTGTTACCTAAACTAGCCAGATTGAAGTAACTCGGTATCTTGAGACCCGCTTGTTTCATAGCAACAATCGTTGCCCCTTCGATACTGTTTCTCATATGTGCATAAGTGTATTGATTATCCATAAATTGCCGGTATCCTCCAATATCAATAGCATCCAGAGCCATTCCAGCAGACATAAGAAAACCCATAATAGCTCCTACACCCGAAGCCACATCCATCAATATCAATGCAATCTTAGATGCAACTTCTGCTGCACATTCGGCAACACTTTCAATAGCGACCTGATCAATCACATCTGCAAAAAGTTCACCCCCAGTCTGTTCAGCCGCCCTTGCTGCAGCCTTTTCACCTGCTTCTTCAATCGCTTTACCAGCTTGTTCTCTAGCTTGTGTTTCAGCTGCTTCTCTAGCCTCTCGTTGAGCTGCTTCATCTGCTCCACTTTCTGCAGATTTACGAGCAGCTTCTTCTCCAGCTTCTTTGATGGAATCTTCTGTGGCTTCTGATACAGCTTTATCACTTGCTTCTTTCGCAGCCCCTTTTCCCGAACCCTCACTCATTTCTTTAAGGGTGTTTCTGATAGCTTCAATTTTATCTTTCATAAATGCTTTGGGGTTTTTGATGTTTTTCTTTGTCATCCAATTCATCAACTTGTTCATCATATCTGCAGTAAATTGTGCGATAATAATTTTGTTATCTTTAACAAAGTCTTCTACCTTTTTTCCTGCGCTATCTTTGCTAGGATCTTCCAAAGGGGGAGGGACCATACAACAGGGATCACCATTTCTGCTGGTAGTCAATTTTGAATCTCCTGGACAAACCCATTTACCATCGGGGCCCTTTGTAGGTCTGAGAGTTTTGGGACATGCATTGAGTTCACCCACACAATTTTTGCGATATGGTGAATCTTCAGGAACACCGATTTCATCCAAGACATCATTCAAATATGCGCAATTTTGCTTATGAATTTGTGAAATAGATGGAGTGTAAGGAACAAACAATACATCCCAATAAACCACAATCATAACGACACACAACAACAGTAAAATAACACTAACTGTCAATAGTAAGTTAGTTTTGTTCATATAAAATAAACTAGATAAATAATCTAGTCGTTAGACTTACTTGATACCAAATACAGAAGCGATACCTGCAAGTAAAAACAACAGATATAATTCAGAAACATCTTTTGGCGTGCTTAGATAATGTATGCGAGGTAATTCGGGACCGACATAAAACTCACTCATCGATAAATAAGAATCGGAAAGATCTTTTATAATTTCTTTGTATTCATTGTTAAGTGTTTGATATTGTTGTTCATATATAGTGATAGCCTTGTAATATTCTTGACGAGCATGTTCACGATCATCGGGGTCTGTATCAGGATGTTCTGCGATATTCTTGAAGGCATCTTTAAGAGGTGTTTCAGATTTTTTCAAGTCTTGTTTCACATTTTGCAAACGTTTTGACAATTCATCCCAATCATAATCCATCTTTCTTTGATAAAAGAAATGTTATCTTTAGGATGTAACGCAAATGGTCATATGCGTTCAACAATTACAAAAAAGATTTGTGAATCAGTATAACATGAAAGATTTGAAGATTGTCAAAGATACAGATGTGCATCAAACTATTTGTGAATGGATTACTGATAAACGAGTCGTGATTGGTGATTATGAAGACATGAAAGAAATGGTTCTAAACATGATTCGCGCAGGTCATTGTTTTTCAATGGATCGCGACCGTCTTCGGGATGCAATGGAAGATATAGCCTATATGATGAATGCGGAAGATGATGCTCTCAAAGACAGGGTCCTTCGTTCATTAGAATATGAAGACGAAGAAGATGATGAAGATTTCCAAGATTTAGTGAGAACATCTACAGCGCCACAGAGAGCACCGCAGAGAGTGCCACAGAGAGCGCCACAGAGTGCGCAAGAAGAGGCAAACGAACCTGAAGAATCTCCAATTGAAGAGATTGAAGCCTAATACATTTCATATATTTCAAAGGATGGAAAAGTATAACGACTTCGCTCTGGTTGTTCAACTTCATTGTTGAGAGCCATAAGTTCATCCATAATCTTCAAGTAAGTTCCGTCTTGGAGTCTTTCCTTGACTTCTTCAACTAGCTCCATAAGATTCATTGCAGTTGTTTTCTTAGATTTGTATTCTACCTTTGACAGATTTTGATAATCTTTCAGAGCCTTCATCTTAGCATCATGAATGTTTTTCTTATCATTATGATTGTGTTTCTTCCGACGCTTCTTGTGCCGCCTCTCCATGACCTCACAATGTGTTGGACCCGAACACCGGACGTGAATCTCTCCCTTTCTTTTGTATAAGTGTAAGGTCTTATTCGATGCTGTGCGGTGAAAAGATGAAGAGGAAGGCATGTTTTTTTATCAAGTGTATTATGGTGTCAATGTTATGTGTAGATGCAGTGTTCTATCGTTACTAATTTCAAATTTAGAAAGATTAATTATATATACTAATTATAAAGATGCCTTATAGATCAAATGTAAGGACCCGAAACAGAAAAAGGGCACGGACTGCTTCAAAAAGATCACGGAGATCAAAAAGAAAAACAAAAATCATTGATCCGCCTTTCTCAAGATCTTTTTCAAAAGGGACACTCGCGAGTATCGGATGTTGTAGTATAGATCCTGAAGATGGATATCATTATCAAAACTATGAAAATATTTCTGTATTTTTAAAGACGATACGTGAAAACAATCCGTCTATGAAACAACATATCTATTTGTTTCCTCAAAAAAAAGAAGCATTTCTAGAATATGGGATTCAAACAGACAAATTGACAGTATTAGAGATGTCCTATGAAGATTTCAAAAAAGATATATTGAAAGGAGTATACAAACACACTGCACAATTTGTTCCGATAATTTTGAATTTGTCATTGACAGATTCCGAGAATCACGCGAATATCTTGGTAGTCAACAAAAAAACAAAAATTATTGAGTTGTTTGAACCCCATGGCGCAAGAACGTCTTCTTCAGAATTAGGAGGAATTCAGTCTGTTTACAAGAAAAAGAAACGGGCCTTGAATAAATTTTTCAAAAAAATATTGCCGGGTTATACCATTGTGAATGTAGTCGAGGCGGTCAGAAAAACTGCATTTCAAATGACTGATGATCCAAGAGGGCATTCGGGATTTTGCGTTACATGGAGTATACTATATGCTCATTATCGATTTTTGAATCCTGATGTAAATTTGTCTTTGTTGATTCGTTACATTCACAAGAAAATAAACGCTCATTACATTCTCCGTTACGCAAAATACATTGAAACACTAGTGAAAAACGAAAATCAACGCAAATTTGACAAGCACTTAAAGAAATAAGTAAAACAAAAAGAGTTCACAATGACAACTCTTCACCCTAACCTTACAATCTCAACTATGACACAAATCTCACAGATATCAAGTGAGATTCAATTATCAGAATTATATGATAAATTAGAGCCTTCACGATTGATACATTATATAGAATATGCGGATTACCCAACAAAGGGTTCACGTGCGAAGCCAAAAAAGCAGAGCAAAAGTGGTCCATGTAAACCTACAAAACGAAAGAAATACTTTTACAATCAAGTGACTATACATTTGAAACATGAAAAGATCATAAATATGAAATTGTTTAACAATGGAGGAATACAAATGACAGGGTTAAAGACACTCACACAAGGTTCAGAGGCAATTGAAAAACTACTCAGAATAATCAAACATCTACCAGAGTCAGACAAACAGAAAATCTTTCCCAAAGATACAGATCCAAAGATTATCGCAGATAAAACAAAAATGGTGATGATTAACAGTGGATTTTCAATGGGATTCAAGTTGAACCGTGAAGCACTTCATCGTAAAGTTCTTGATAAAGGATATTATTCATCTTACGAAGCCTCCATTTATCCGGGAGTCAATCTCAAGTATTATTACAATCCGAGTAAACAACAATGTGGTGTATGCAATTGTGAAGATATATGTGATGGTCGAGGGAAAAATGGATGTTGCAAAAAGATAACCATCGCGGCATTCAACAGCGGACAAGTAATTATTACAGGGGCAAGTGATATTCAACAACTCAATACATCTCACAAGTTTATCACAGAGTTTGTAAAAATACACA